ATGGTCAGAATTCACGCGCTTGAGCATTTCAAACTCATGGACCAGCGCCGGGGTGAACTGCGACAACACCGCCCCCAGCAGCGCCGCGGTGGCCAGCGTGCCCGCCATCCGTCGTGGTGTGCCCACGCTGACGTGCATCAAACTGACCAAGCCACCAAACAACCCGAACAACAGCGCGTCATACTGCAGCCCTAAAAATGAACCGGTCAGCGTGACCAGTCCCGTGGCCACCGCAATGCCGCCGGCGGTGGTTGATGAAGGTTCTGCCATGGCTGGGCCTTTCTTTTAATTATTCAGGTTGAAATCGCGGCGACTTTGGCCAGGTTGGTGCCGTAGTACAAAATATTGTTGACCGGATTTAACAACCCTTCCGTGAACAGCCCGCCGATGTTGATGGACTCGGCGTGATAATTAAGCGTGCGCGGAACAACCGTATAAATTCGATTACTGGCAGCCACATCATTTATATAAATGCGGTCGTTTTTAGGGTTGTACAAAACCTGACCGGTTTCATTACCCAGATTGACACTGCTGGCAATGGTGCGGGTAGACGGGTCATAAAAAGCCAGCGCAGCGTTATCGCGTGACACCACCACACGATCTTCTGTTGAACAGTATGCAATGCCTTCAACCTGCGAAGGAAATGCCGTGATGGTGATAATGTTGGTGTTATATGTAGGCGAACCGCCGATATCCACCACCATTATTTTTTGTTGAAACAGATCACCGACCCACACCTGATCTGTCGTCGGCACATAGCACATGAACTTCGGGGCATTCAGGCCATAAATAGTGGTGACCACAGACAAGTCAGCCGGATCGATGACATACACCCGCGCGTTATCGGTAGCTGAACACCACAGATACCCGTCACTGGGGCAGTGCATGATGTATTTGATAGTGTGGGCCAGCGCACTGTTCGCCAGGACAATTTGTTCGCTGCCCGGATCAATTGCAAACATGCCCGTGGGCGAAGGCGAACCCGACAAAGCCACATCCTGCGAAAAATAAATGTATTGCGTCACAGGACTGTAAGCCACCGCAATGCTGATTTTCCCGCGCAAAATCCTGTTTAATGTCGGTGCTGCGTTGATCGGGCTAGGCGTAATGCTGAACGGGTCTTTGTCTTCCAGTGCGCCATAAATTTTGTTGTTGGCCGGGCAAAAAGCCATGGACAAAACAGAATCCACCGCAGCCCATGAAGCTGTACCCGAACCCAGCAACTGAGTCACCCCCAAACCATCCTGCGCGCCCGTATAACTTGACGTGACCCGCGCAGAAACAATCGTGCCAGTGGTCGTTGCATAATCACTCGACGCACCAAAAATATTGATGGCCGCCACCCGGAAGTCATAAGCCCCCGGCTGCGCTTTTTCAAGGTCATAGCGCACCGATTCAATGCGCGGACGCACAACCCAGTCACTATCTGCGGCCAGCTTGTATTCGACTTGATAATCCCGAATAAAAGAATCAGAAGGTGCAGTCCAAGTCAGCGCCGCACGGTCAGGCAGGGTTTCGCTTTGCGTAAACGTCAGCCCCGTCGGTGCCGCCACCGTCGTCGGGTCGGGCAGGTTGGTATTCGGCGCCAGATCCGCCAGCTGCTCTTCCGACACATTCCAGTCGTAAATCTCGGCAGCGGTTTCGCGCAGCGTGGCGTCCACTTCCAGCCGCCCGTCGCGTTCGATCACCAGCGTGCAGTTCATCACTTCAAAGGCTTTGGCCGTCCAGCCCAGGTGCGTGTTGCTGATGGCCACCGTCGCGCCGGTCATCATGCGGAAGGCCGACAGCTTAAACCGCGCATGGCAGGTCAGGCCCACGCGGGTGGTGATCAAATCAATTTTTGCAAGGCGCTGCGCCTGCGTGCTGCTGGTCACAAACGCCGTCAGGTCCAGATCACGATAAACGCGCTCTCCGCCGTCCTCCTGGTAATAGGTCTGCGACAGCACCGCCGGGAAATCCACCGGCTGATACCGGCTCGACGGGTCGACAAACGTGCCCTTGACCGCGTTGGCGTTTTCCGAGCGTGACAGATTGGTCTGCACATCAATCGCCCCGGCGAAATCATCTTCGTCGAATGTCAGCGTGGGTGTGCTATAGGCCCCGGCGTACAGATACCAAACCCCGCCACTGTTCACCAGCTTGCCCGCCATCGCCATCAACATGCGCTCGATGACGGCCTGCGGTTTTTCGGTCAGGCTGAATGCGCCGTTTAGCCGGTAGCGCGGCTCGTCGTAATGAGTGACGGTAATCGTGCCGCTGCCGGTGCTGCTGATGTCCATAAAACTGCCGGCCATCGCGTTTTCATAGGATGTGGCGATGCGAATATACTGCCCGATGGTGACATCCCCCTCCATCACCGGCATGGCGTAATACGTCACCCCCTCCGAAATACCGCCCGGCAGGGTGGTGGGTGAACCGGTCGAAAACCGCAACCCGTCACCAAAGTCAAAATGCACTGAACCCACCGCCAGCACAATGGCGTCCGCAGACGGTTGCACATCCGCCACCGTAGCGGTGCGCGTGCCGGACAGCAACACCCGTTCGTCGCAGATATTGGCGGACGCAATCAACGTGGCTTGGTCAATCTCGGAACCATAATCTGCGCTCAGTCCGTTGACTGATGCCAGATAATGCGCAATACACAGCGCCGGGTTGTTGGTCCAACGGGTTCCGGTCGGCGAACCCAGCCGCGGGTCGATGATGTCAAACACCCCATCAATGACGCACGACACCTGCGGCAAGCCCGTTTGCCAAACTTCGTTGCTGAACGCGTGGGTGGTGTGCACCTTGGCGCAGTCGCGCTGCAGATCGGTGGCGGCCCAGCTCAGGCCGCGCGCCACCAGATCGCCAAACGGCTGGCTGGCGCCTTCAGTGCCGCTGGACCGGTAAACTGTCGAATACCCGGCAAACTTGCCCCCCGCCGCACTGCCGGTGCCGTGGCTGCCATAGTCCAGCGTTGACCGGTCGTTGTAGTACACATCGCGGATATTGCTGACCGGGTGCCCGGTCAACGTGGTGATCATCAGCGCGGTCTGGTTGTCGGTGGTGGTTTCAAAAAACGTCAGCGTGCCGCCAACCCGCACCCGGCCATAAACCACCTGACGCGGCCCTAGCGCCTGGCGAACCGTTTCCAGCCGCCCCTGCGCCGCCATGGTGGTGCCCGATGCGGATGGCTTTTTTTGCAGGGCACGGCCTACCGCGCCCAGAATGGCATTTGTTAAAAGGGTTTTGCCCAGATAGGCCGCCCAGCCCACCGGCCCAAAAGCCAACAAGGCAGCGCCCACAATCGCCGTCAGCAAACCGTTATTGCCGCCCATTTATCCCACCTTCCAGCAATGCAGGCAGTCCGCCGCCGGCACAAAGTAAACGCCATTCGGCCCGAACCCGACCGCCTCGGTGTGCAGCAAAACGCCCAGATGCGCCCCGTCGGCCTCATCCCACTCGACCACATCGCCGCGCTGCGCCCGTTCAATCGGCTGCGGTTGCAGCCCCAGCACGTTCGACACCGCGCAGGTCAAATACGGTTGTTCGTGATCGGCAACGCGCATGATGTGCGCCATCGCGCCGTGCAGCGTGGTGTAATGCCCCGCCCAGCGTGGCCAGTAGTCCTGCCCGGTGGTGGCCTTGATAAAGGCGCAGACCATGGCAATGCAGTCGGTCACGCCCAGTTGATACGACCAGCCGCGCACCTGCTCCAAGGTCAGCGGGATCTGTTTTTCCCAGCCAGGCTGCTTAGTCATAATCCGACCGCGCGCCGCGTCCGGTGTCTTCCGGGTATTCGGTGTCGGCATACGACGGCGCCGCGATCGGTGACGCCGCCGCCCCCGGCCCGCCCCAGATCAGCTGCTTATCCTGCAGGCTGGTGACAAAGCGGAACCCGCCGTCCGTCGGGTATTCGTTGCGCTGGTCCTGATCGGTATAACGGCGCTCCCGCGGTTTTTGCAGATCGATCAGGCGGTCCTCGTATTGCGCGGTGATGCGCGTGTCTTCGCCACTGACTGAAATATTGCAGTAGTCCATCCGCCCCGACCGCAGCAGGTACGGGTCGGCGATCAAATAGTTTTCATTCATGACGATTTCAGCGCGGGTGCTGCCCGACTGGTTGATCGTCCACACTTCCCCGGTGGCGGAACTGGTGAAGGATTTAACGCCCTGGCTGGCGTCGGTGCTGGGGTCGAATGTCGCCACGGCGGTGCCGCCAAAACCGCTATAAACCCCGGCAAACCAGATTTTGCCAGCCAAAGGGATATTGCCGCCCAATTCACTGACACCCCCGGCAGTGGCCCCCAGCAAAACCGCCGTGCCGGAATCAAAGCGACTATGCACACCCGCCGTCGTCTGCGTAGTGCCCAACTGCACCCAGGCATCCGCGCTGCTGGCGCGGGTGTAGAACTTGACATCATTACCGGCAGCGCCGTTGTTCACATCATGAAATACACGAATCTGCAGTCGGCCACCGTCACTGACCGAAGGTGCCGCCGAACTGGTGCAATCCACTAGCGATGCAGGGGCAGCAGTGCCATCCGTTGAACTGACAAAACGCAGCAGCCCGGTTGCTGCATTAACAATAATGACCCAACTGCGCTGGTTGCCGCTGGCCTGAAACTTGGAGGCCATCACCATTTGCGTGGCCGGTGTCCAGTCATCGCAGGCCACATCGAGAATCACATCCAGATCACCCGTGATGGAATTGACCACGGCGTCACTGGTCGCGGTGTTGTCGTCAGACTCCCCCGGCAAACTCAAATACCCTTCCCGCCCCATCAACCCCAGCCACACCCGCCCCGGTCGCCCCTGGCGCGTGTTGTCCAGCGCCAATGAAAGCAACGACGGCGGCAGGCCGGACAGTTCGACGTTGAACCCGACCGCTTTGACCTCTGCCGATTCTTCCAGCGGTGAAATGCGCAGCAGCTTGCCCGCGCCGGTCCAGGTCTTGCTGTCCCAGCTGAAATCACCCAGCCCCGACCACAGGCGCAGGAATTCTTCATCGGGTGAACCGCTGGCGTGGAATGAACCTTCCACAAAAATCACCGGGCGCACCTTGCCCGCCACGATGGCGGCGTCCATCGCGGTGGTCAGATTGCGGGATGTCATCTAAAACGCTTCGATGCAGTTGAACGACATGCCGAAAATACCCGCCAGATCCAGATCCCAGCCGTTTTCGTTATCCGCCAGCCGCCACAGCCCACGCGGTGAACTGATGGTGATCGCGGCGTTGTCAGCCGGTGCGGTGCGGATCGCCGGCCACAGGTCCAACACCGCTTCACCGATGCCGTCTGAACTCGCATCGGTCAGCAGCTGGTGCAGTGTCGACGTTGACCCGGTGCCCAGTTGAATGAAATCACCGGCTTTCAGGATGCCGGTGACGGTGTTGGTCCAGCCGTCGGTGGTCAGCACATTGCCGGTTTGTGAACCGCCCTTGACTACGGGCGTGCCGGTGGCGATGCCCAGCGGCGCGGTGTGTTTGGGGTCCAGGCCCATCAGGAAGGTGCCTTCGCGCCCGTTCAGGCTGCCCAGAAAACCCAGCCACTGCTGCGCGTCGGCGCGGTTCATCGGCGGCAGCTGCACCTGCGCCGACCACCACTGGCCGGCATGGGCGTAAATCTGCTGCGAACCGGTAAACGGCGACGCCGTGCCCGCGACCACGGAATGGCGCATCGGCCTGATGCTGCGCGGTGCGCGCAGCCCGACCATTGAAAGCGGATAAGTGATCGTCATCGCTTAAAAACTCCGCGCCATCGAACCACCCCGGCGTCGCGTATCCGCCACCGCCGACACCGCCCGCGGCTCAATCGAACCATCCAGCGCCATCACCATCTGTTCCAGCCGCTGCACGGCTTCGACGGACGCGCCGCGCATGTCGGCGTAAATCGTCGGGCCACCGCCCATGCCGTTGTTTTGTGATGCAGGGATGATGCGTTCGCCCTTGTGCACCATCGCCAGCGTGTCCTGCGGGACGTAAGGGGTGCCGACATCAAATGACGGGATGCTCGACATCAACCAGTCCAGCCCCTGGCTGATGCCCGCGCTGGCGATCTTGCTCATCGGGTCCGTCACCAGTTGACGCGCCGCCAGCCGCACCAGGTCTTGCCCGATGCCGCGCAGCACGTCGCTGAATTTATTGCCCTTGACAATGGCGTCTTCAAACGCCGACGTGAAGGTCAGGCCCAAATCACGCGCCAGATCGTTGGTTTTTTTGGTTTCCTCTTTGATCTTGCGGCCCTGTTCATCAAACCCGCCAATCAGCCGCATCGCGTTTTCCTCGGCTTCGATGCGGTCATCAATAGATTTAAAATAGGCTTTCATGCCCTCTTGATGCAGGCGCTGGCGCTCGGCCTCTTCGCGCTCGGCGATTTCGGACAGCTTGCGTTCACTGTCTTCGTACACCCTGACGCGGGTGTCGGCGCCCTTTTGCATCAGCTCTTCAAACGACATGGCCTTTTTCTTGGATTTGGCATCTTCGCCGTCATCCAGTCCGGGCCATTTATTTTTGACCGTCAAACCCATTCTTGCGCGCTCGCCTGGTGTATCGCCACCGGGTAGCGCAAGGGCTTGCTGTTGCTGTTGGTATTTCAAAAATTCCAGTTGTTTTTTACTTTTGGCGATTGCTTGGTCGATTGCAGATGTGTCGGCATTGCTTTTTTGATAGCGTTCACGATCTTTTTCAAGTGATTCAATTTCTTCGCGGATTTTTTGAATGTTTCCGCCAACCGACCTGAATGGGTTAATGGTTCCAAGGGTGATCAAGGCGTCCGCAAAGCTACCGACAATTTTTCGGCCTTCAATCAATTCATTTAAAAAACTGGTCAGCGATGGCAGCACTTCACCCAGCATGACCACGCTGATTCGGCTAAAAGTTTTTTGCAGCGTGCGCAGCGCGTCGTTGAATTTTTCAGAATCTTCAGCCACCTGTTTTGAGATAACAAGGCCAAGTGATCGTGCCTTTTCAGTGGATTCGTCAAGCCCCTGAATCAGCGGAATAAACATATCACCGCTGCGGCCAAAAGCTGAGCGCATGGCCGCGACTTTTTGTTCGCCGGTAGGCAGCTGGTTAATCGCTTTAGCGAACTGTTCAAATGCCACCTGCGGCCCGCTGTTAATATCAACACCCAGCGATTTGAACATCGCGGAAGCCTTGCTGCCCTCTTTGCTGGCGTCCGCCAAAACCTTGTTAAACATGCCCAGCGCAGTCGACATTTGCCCCATGGAAACATCGGCCAAATCAGCGGCAAATGCAATTTCAGATAATCGTTCAACACTGAAACTGGTTTTCTGCGCCATTTTGTTTAGCGTGTCGCCGAACTCCATGGTGTCTTTTGCCGCATTCAAAAACGCACGGCCCATGGCGGTCACTGCATCGGCGATAGCAACGCCAGCGATTGTGGCATTTCGCTGCATGGTCGCCATGTCGCGTTCGACCTGGTGCGCGGCCTTGCCGATGTCGCTGGTCGCCTGCGCCGTGTCGGCGGTCAGCATGATCAGCAGGTTGCCCAATGCTCCGGCCATGGCTTATCCTTTTTTCTTGGTCGACAGGTTCAAAAACACCTGCTTGGCCTTGGCCAGCAGTGATTCGGACTTCGGACGAAAATCCAGCATGAAGTCCGCCACTTCAAAATACCCGCCGTCGGACCGCTTCGCGCCCTGCGCCTGCGCCAGTTGCATCGTCTGCAGGGCGGTACGCAGGTCAGCCCGTTCGTCACCAAACGGTTCGATGTCGTTCAGCGCCATCCATTCGGCCAGTTGCGTGGGCCGGATCGACGCCAGCATGGCATCTGCATCCACATGGCCCAGCTGCAGGGCCAGTTTCAGGATCAGCCGGCGGCGGGGCCGGCTTCGGAGTTTCCCGCTTCAATGTCCCGGTCGTAACCGTTGACCCGGATCACCGCATCCATCAGCACTTTCATGCCGCGGCGCGATCGGGTCTTCAGGGTGGCGATGTCGGCTTCACTGAACAGCGGCTCATTGGTGTCGGGGTCGATGCAGCACAACACCATCGCCGCATAAGTGGCATCACCGGGATCGCGCAGCCGTTCTGACTGGGCTGCGCTTTCCAGTTCGCGCACCTTGACCTTGATGCCTTCGACCTCAATGATTTCCTCACGCGGCGCAATGGCCGCGAGTAATGCGCTTTTGTTGTTCATGGTGATGAATTACGTCCAGCTCACCGCGCCATCAATTTCGACGGTCACCGCTGCCTTGATCACCTGATCCACACCACCGGACAGTGCAATGCCCAGCACATAACCGAAAAACACACCGACCTTCGGGGTGGTGTCGGTCAGCGTGACCTTGAACTCTGCTTTGGTGGCGTTGTTGCGGTAAGTCAGCAGGGCTGCGTGTGCGGTGTCGTCCGGGTCCCAGTTCAGCGTCAGCCCCAGCTGGCCTTCATCGGCCAGGCCCGGCAGCTTCTCGCGGCGGGTGCTGGACAGATTGGACGTGTCGATCACCGCCGCCTGACCGCCGGGGCCGGAAAAATCGGTGATGCCGGGAATGGTGGTAAATGCGGACGGGCTGCCCCCGTCACTGACTTGTACGGTGACACCTTGTGAACGGATAGCAGGCATGGTGTATCTCCAATAAAAAAACCGCCTTGCGGCGGCGGGTTGTCAAACTAAAAAAACGCTTTTGTCAGCTGGTGCGATACCAGCAGGAAAAGTCACGGTAGTGGCCGAAACGCTTGGTGTTGGGTTCGTAGCTTTGCTGCGATGACGATTCAGGCACGGCGCTGAATGTGCTGGCCGCAGTCTGCATGCGCACCCGCACCAGTTCAGCCAGGGCCGCTGCCGCCATCGCCGTGGCTGCCCACACATTGACTTGCACCCGCCGACGCACCAGCGCCCCATCCCCGCCCGACAAATCGGTCTGCGGTTCGCTGGCGATCTCCTGATAGGTGATCGCGGGCAGGGTTTCGTCGTCGTCCAGCTTCAAAGGATGAATGCGCGCCGCCACCAGCGCGCTGATCGCGGTGCTGGCCTGCAGATGGGCTTTCAGGTCGGCTTCAAAGGTCACTTTTCCACCTGTTTAATGTCGATGCCGCAGCCGATAATCAACGCCGCAGCTTTAATCAGCAGACTGGCAACCCAAAGCCGTAATTTAAAAAACCTTATTCCGGTGATGAACACTTCAACATTCATGTGCAAATCCTTGACCAGATCGGCGGCTGTGAACGTGATCGCATTTTTTGCCATGATTTTTATGCGGCAATCCTGATTTGTTGCAGCTTGGCGACGATGGCATCAAGGCCACGCGCCAGGCTTTTGCGAATCTCGGCAATCGCCGCGGCTTTTTTGGTTTCAAACGCAGGCCGCAGAAACGGTTGCGCAGGGGCATGGCTGGTGCCGAACTCGACCAGCCACCAGTAATTCGGGTTACCTTTGCGCACGGATGACTTTTTGTTCTGGCTGGTATCGGGACCGTCGGCGAAAATATAGCCCTTCGTGCGCACCCGCACATACACCGTATTCCACTGCTCCCGGCTGGCATGCTCGACAATATTGCCGCGCAGTTCACCGACATGACGGCGCGGGTCCGGCTTGCGCAAGACCGGCGCCAGTCGCTTGGCTTCATCACGAATGATGCGCGCCCCATCGTGCAGCGCCCGCATCACCCATTTTCCGGCGGGCACGTTCTGGCTGCCAAATTCTTTTTGCAACGCGGCGATGCGGGCATTCATTTCCCTGACGCCCTTGACCTGAAAGTCGACCACGTTACCCATTATTCAGCCCCTCTTCGCACAACAGCAGCAGCTCCCGGTTGCGTTCGCCCCAGTTCAGCACCGCCTTGATGTCGAACACCCGCGTGCCGAACAGCACCCGCATGGTGCCGGTGATGCCGTCGCGGTAGCGCACTTTGACCTTGTGCGTGGTCAGGCTCAAATGTTCTTGCGTCAGGTAGGGTTCGCGCCCGGTCACCGGGTCGACACTGGCCCACACTGTGATAAAGGTCGACCAGCTGGTGTCGGGTTCCCCAGCGGCATTCTGTTGCGGGCTGCCGGTGACCTTGCGCTGGATCTGAATGCGGTGGCGCAGTTGCCCGGCTTCCATCAAAACATATCCACGATCAGGTTATCCAGCAGGCCATCGGCGAAGTCACGCGGAATGTTGACCAGATTGTTGCGGATCAGTTGTTCGCGGTTTTCATACATCGTCGCCACGCGGGCATGCAGCCACAGCTTCAGGTTGTCAGGCAGTGCCTCTTGGTAGGCCGCTTCGTTGGTTGGTGACCCCGGCGCATAGCCTGCCGTGTATCCGATCTGCACGGCGTTGCGAATGTCCCGCGTAAACGGCCATGATTCGTTGTATGCCGGTTCCAGGATGCCCGGTTCATCGTAGGCGCTTACGGTGTATTCAGCGGCGCTGATGGTTTGCAGCGTGCCGTTGGTGTCGTAATACTTCACATAATTCACCGTCAGCAGCGGCGGACGCGGCAGCCGGATGACCTCGACAAACCCGTCCAGCAGCAGCTCGTAACTGCGCTGCACATACGACCGCTTGGTGACGTTTTCCGCCTGTTCGGTCAGCGCCGCGATGATCATGCGGATCACTGCATCCTGGCTGGTGTCGTCGCTGTCGACGCGGCACCAGTCCTTGGCTTCAGCGAGGCTGACCGGGTAAAACGGCGGCGGGGTTAGGGTGCGCAGGGTGGCCATGTGATGCCCTCAACAATTCCAGCAATTCAGAGTGATACAACGGGCGGGTGCCCTTTTGCAGCCGTTCACACCACGGGCACAGATCGAACCCCGGCGAATAATCCCCATGCGCACTGCCGTGCGCGCCGCACTGTTTGCAGCGCGGATCACCATCCAAGGATGTAATCGCCCGACATTTTGTGCAGCAGCTTCGCGCCCAGGCTTTGCAGATAGGTCACGGCCTCGGTTTCCTGCAGGCCAAACTTTTGTGCGCGGCCCGGTTTCTGCTCGACGCACACCACCGGGTGGCAGCGTTTCAGTGTTTCTTCACCACCGCGCAGCGCGAACACTTCAAAGCCTTCGCAGTCGAGTTTGATGAAATCCACATCATTCAGATCAAAGCTGTCCAGCCGTTTCAGCGGAATATCACCTTCGCCGTTGACCCACGAATCGCCGCTGCTGCTGTCTGCCGTGTGGATCGCCACCATGCTGTCGCGCTCTCCCAGCGCCATCGGATACAGCATCACGCCTTCACGCATTGACACGTTGCGGGTGAAGCATTGGCGGTGGGTCTGCACCGGCTCAAACGCATGCAGGAACTGGAACCGCTTTTCCAAGTGCATCGACCACAGCCCGCAGTGCCCGCCGACATCGATGGCGGTGCGCCAGTTCTTGACGAACGATAGCGCCTTGGTCAGCTTGTGGAACTGATAGGCCGGTTTGCCGTCGACGATGTCATTTTTGACCTGCATCCATTCGATCAGATGCTGTTCGTGTTCAGGCAGCCAGATCCCGCGCCAGTTCTTGATCCCGGTTTGCAATGCTTTTCTCCAAGTGATTCGCCACAATCTCTGGCGTGATTGATGCCATCGCCTTCGAGCAGTGGTCGCACGGTGTGCGCCAGCCGCAGCCCAGCGGGTGTTTTTCGTCATTCACGAATAAAGAAACCTGCCCTGCATAGCCGGTCACCGCCGGACTGATGAATCCGCCATAAATCACCACCGCCGGCACGTTGAACACCGCCGCAGTGTGGTGCAGCCCGCCTTCGGGCACGACCACCGCCCGCGCGCGGGCCACAATCGCCGCTGCGTGGCGCAGGGTGGGTGTTTCGATGAACTCCACGCCTTCCAGCATGGCGGTGCCTGCGGGGCCGATCTGGGTGACCCGGAAGCCCCTTTCCGATAATAGCCACGACAGCTTGTTCCAGCGCGTCCAGCCCCACTGCTTGTTCGGGCTGGCCGCGCCCTTGATGTGCGGTTCGACAATGATGCGACCGGCAAACTGCGCCCCGAAGGCCAGTTCACGCGGGGTCAGATACAGTTCACCGACGGGCGGTTGGTAAGCCATCCACGTCCAGCGTTCTGCGGTCTTATTCGTGCAATAGGGCCGCAGCCCGTTGCTGCGCGGCTGCAACACCTGCAGGTCGCCTTGTTCTTCCGGCATTGCAATGCGCGGGTTGTGGTCGTAGGCCGGAAACCAGCGCGGGCGTTCATACTGCACCCGCACCTTGCGCGGATCGCGTTGCTGCAGTACCCGCACCTGGCCGGTGACCATGATTTCGTCGCCCCAGCCCATATCAGCGCCAGTGTTGGGGCACCCAGCCCCAGGTGATTTCGTGGCACTTCGGGCGTCCGTGCATCGAAACCGTTACCGCACCGGCTGGCGGCGCGGCTTTGCTTTCGTAGCGGTAAGACACGTTCAGCCCTTTGGGCAGCCGATCCCAGCCGCCCAGCTCAAACATCCAGTCGTTGTCTCCGCGCAGCCGCTTCGCCACTGCCGGTGTGTAGCGGGTATAAATGTCTTCGTGTTCACCGGCATCCCACACCATGATCGCGTTGCCGTACATATTCTTCGGCCAGCCCCAGTCGGTCAGGTGCACCGTGCCTTTGTGTTGCACCAGCGCATCCAGCGACCCCACGATCACGGTGTCCAGATCAAAATAAACCACGCGCCCGCTGAAGCGGCCCGGCTGAAATAAATCAATCTTCGCCCACCAGCCGGGTTTGTCCGATGTGCGGATGCACTCAAACCGGTGCGGCTGTTTCAGGTGCCGCGCCACCATCGACTGCATTTTTGCGACGTACTCTTCGCCGCGCCCTTCGTAGTTCTGCACGTTGACACAGGCGACGGTGATCATGTGCGCCACTTGTTCACAAACAGCTTGCGGTTACGTTCAAACATCGCGGGCGTCCACCGTGCCCGCGCCTGCGTGCGGATGTGGTCAACAATCAAGTCATCACGCATGACGAATTGCGCACCGGCACGCGCCACGCGCATCACAAAATCAGGGTCGTCATAACCCGCGCCGTCGCGGTAGTCGTTATCGAATCCGCCGGCACGGTCAAACAGTTCACGCCGCATCATCGCCAGGAAGTGATAATGCGCCCCTTGCGGCAGCTTGACGCCTTCAACCGTCAGCCCGGTCAGGCTGCTGTGGCAGTGCCAGTGGCCGCCCTCGACATGCCACGCCGCGGCCA